TTGACGCACCATACTTTTCAAGAAGGCCTCGAACCTCAGCTGTAAAACCGTCATGTGACTTCTCAGCCAACACTGCACGCACTTGCTCTAATGTTACTGCCTTTTCCTCAGGTTTCTGTGTCGGTACCTGGGCTGGTATTTCAGGCTGTGATGCATCGACAGGCTCATTACTTGCCATCGCGTCGGCTACTGCCTGCAAGCTGTCCGTCAGAGATCGCAGATCCGTGACTACGTCAAGAAGCAGTTTGATTTTGCTCATGCTCCACCCCTCCTTCCTTGATTTCTTTGATCTCAACAGTTTCAACCGAATCTCCGGGTGTAATCACGAACACACCGACCTTCTCGCCAAACAGCCAATTTAAAAGCCTGCTGCGGATGTACTTAGAACCACTTTTTATCACTGGATCTCTGATGCCGCCGGGTTTTTTAACGTTGATAGTAACCTTGTGTTTCAGTCCCATTTTTCGTCTCCTTTCTGTGGGCGATTTCCTGCCCTACAGCGATAAGCGAAAAAGGGAGTCCTCTCGAACCCCCTTTTTAGAAGATTTTTATATGAATTTTCCTTGCGAACCCGGCTATGATAGAATTTTTTTAAGCCTTTCTTGGAGCTTTTTCAGGCGACCGCGAATAGCAGCTTCTGTAACGCCTTCCTCTGCTGCAATTTCAGTGTTTGTCCGTTTCTCCAGATATACCTTTTTGAAAAGCTCTTTTTGTTGAGGTAGAAGGTAATCCATAGCCTTTCTTAACTTGTCCAACATATCTTGATGCTCGACTTCATCTTCTGCTTGAATTAAAAGTTGCTCAGGGTTTACAGATTCATCAGCAAGATATTTGTTTCTGTCAGATGCCTCATCACCTTCGCCATCATAATAGGCGTCCAGATGTGCTGTCACCCTGTAATTGTACCGTCGTTGTTCGTCGACCTCGGCGTCATCCATAGCATGTAGAAGCTGAATGTCTGCTTCGGTGACACCATTTTCTCCTGGTAAAATTACAATTTTTGCCCCTTCTGAAGTGTAATAGATGTAGTTGATTCTCTTCTTTTGGCTCGTTTTGTACGCTCTTGACATGTTTTTGCATCCTTTCCGCCTCGAGCGTCTGGGTGGCAAGGACACAAAAAGCTGCTGTTCGATGTAACACCAGCCGTAAATGCCTAAAAATGAGCATGGCAAGGCACGGTGGGTACATTCGAAGCTATATACACGGCTAAATGCCGTGTTAAACTTTCAATGTATCCCGCCGCCTCTAATGCGCATCTCAAGGCTTTAAAAAAATAGATGATAATTAACCTGAGTTTCGTAAGTTAAAGACATGTTGTCTCTGAGTTTGAGTTTATAGGGAAAAGGCTCATGATACACGGACATGACATATCCGGTAGACATACATCAATAAACACAAGAAAACGAAAATACCAGATTTTTTAAGTTGATATTCGTGGCAAATGTTCAGAATAATACCAATACAAATAAAAAAAAGAACCGGACACAGCATGTCCGGTATCAAAAAAAAATTATACAATTTTTTGAGATGACTTATTCCTTGTTTTATAATTAGGAAGACGACTTTACCGTACTTCTTAAACAAGCTTTCAAGCGCGATATATGCCTTTGGTAATCGCATGACTTTAATCTTGTGATTGAAGTAAAGGGGATTATTATAAGTACTGGGATAATGTTTGTATCCTACTTCTCGCTATTATGTCATTTAATACGATCGCTCGGATCACCATCAATAAGAAATAGTGTTATCGCCTTACCTCGTAATGCCAAGTACACACCTACCTTGTAGTACTATATTTCATCTTCTTCATCTACAGTGCTGCTTATGCGTTTTCGTCGCATTTGAATTCTTCTTAAGGCATTTCTAAGAAGTACTATATCGTTGAGAGAAATATCTTCTATATTGGGAAACAGCATCGCATCCTGTTCAGCGAGTACCTCATCACTGGAAAGTGATTTCACCTTCTCGTTTAAGGCTTCTATCGTTATGAATTCATTCTCAATATATGGCACAGCCAGATTTTCAATCTCTGATGGCACTAATTCCAAAACTCCTCCTCCGTAGAATCGGCCTTCTAACTCAGCGCTTAAAGCTGTTATGGTATTCAAAAAGCATCTTACAAGTGATGCAGGCTGTATTCCTTCATGAGTCGAGATGCGATAAGCTGTATCAGTTGTATATGCATTCATCGTATTCAAGATTAACCTGGGCATTCCATTGCTCCTTTTGAGCATACCTATCGGACTCGAATAAACAGAGGGAACCTTATACCAAGGTGTCCTAATCCTGCACTTATAACGAGTGGGTATACCTTGTTCTATACCAATTTGGAGATAATCCTTATATTTTTCACCATCGTTCTCCTGTCCAAAATATAAGAAATTAGTTGGATAGCCCTTCTTAGCGTTTTGCTCATGTTGAATCTCATCATAAAGAATGCCTGGACAATGCTCACTTCTACCGAACATCGGGTGTGATACAGCTTGTAGTCCATATTTTTCGACAGTCTCATTAGGCACAAGGAAAAACTTGTTCGCTCCAGTAACAATACCAACATCAACATCTGCTAATTCTTTAAATAAGAATACTCTTTTAGAACGCCTTATTCTCTCAAAAGCATCACGCTCATCTTGCGACATAAGTGCAAATGTCCACTTTGTCTTAATAGAGCGCCCTGCGATATATTCGGCTTTCTGAAACATTTCATCGGGGTCGTTCTTTACAAAATCGGTTCCTTGAGTTCGGATTATGGCAAGGGAAGAGTCCTCGCTACTGTTAATTTTTTTTTCGGCTAGAAGTAGCATCGCACCTTGTAATGTACTCTCAAACCAAAGATCTTCTGGGTCGATTAGTAAAATTCTGCTGCAATGTTTAAGTAGATACTTACGAAGCCCCTCTGCATATAGGACATTAAGTATTTCCGATGGTATAACCATTCCGATAACTCCGCCAGGATTCAAGAACTCTACTGAGGCCAACACAAAAGGAATCCACGCATTCGTATGCTTAGTAAATTTAATGCCCATTAACGCAAACAGCTCTTGAGCCTTTATTTGTTGATCCTTTTCGAGATATTGATATCGTATGAATGGTGGGTTTCCGATCACTGCATCAAATTTTATAGGCGAACTTGATGTTTTATTTTCAATCGCCCATTGCAGAAAGTCACCACAGGCAATATTAGCCGTTATTAGATTGTTATGAATACGTGCTTTACTTTCTTCAACGGCCTGTTCATTGATATCAAAAGCATACAGCTTCATCTTGTCTTTGGCACCTTTGTCCAGTACATCAAAAAAGACACCATCACCACAGCTTGGTTCTAGAACTGTATGTACATTTCGATTTAAAACCCACTGGCTCACAAAGTCAGCAAGCCAAGATGGTGTATAGTAACTGCCACTTAATTTTTGGGCACTCTCATTTTTCTTAAAGTTCATTTGGCTACTTCCTCTACTCTAGCGTTGGACTTTGGTGTAGAAGCGATTTATCCAACGGTAGTTTATTGTTAACGATATTAGCATATAGATTCTGTTATATCAACAATAACATTCTATATTACAATAGCTAAAGACACGCTAAAAAGATGGAAGCGGCCTTTGCTGCATAAAACTCCTGTAACTATTCCTCATCAAATACTAGGGTATATATATTATCGCCTTCCTCTGGTGCATAAAGCGACAAAATACAGTCAAGTAAATCTTCGCGGGCAATCAATGCACGAACCTCCGTTCCCCAGTGGATTTGCGTCATACTATTATGCTGCCTATATGAAGCGGTATCTGTTCGAGTGTTATGTGATAGCTGTAAAGTATAAACGCCATAATCAACTCCTTTAATAATAATCCGAAAAGGTACATTACAACGTTCAAGGTGGGCTCTGTCTGGTCTGGGATCACGAGTCCACTCTTGATTTTCAAAAAGGGTATAGCGAAAATAACTTCTCGGATCGATTTCCTGTGATGAATCCCCTTTCTTTAACAGCATTGAACCAGTCCGGTTTGTATTTGCTCCTGTTGGGATATTTAGATCTCTTCTTGTCAATTTACTGCTTCGCCATAGTAATTGCGAATTACCTATTGCAAGCATTTGAGCAGTCGTACCAGGAATATCGACTGTAACAGTGGCCTCTGCACCTGTCCGCCGTATGCGGGGAATAGTTCTTGTACGAAGTCTCATCCTCGCCCGCGCCTCAGTACGCTCAGTCCTTGTTGCCCTTGCAATTGCTCGACATACTGCACTACGTTCATCTTCTAATAAACCTTGCGTAACCATGGCCGCTAGATCCATAGCATCAGTTAAACGGAAAACGTTCTCCGGATATCGATCTATCAATTGTTGAAAAGAATTAGTTATGTTGTCAACCAATTGAATATCTCCTTCTTCAGCCAAATTTAACTCCATAACGGCACTTGCCTCAATATTTTTTACAAATCCACCTGGAGTTATATTAGCGCTTCCGATAACAAGCCGAGCAGTATCAGCATTAGAAAACAAGTATACCTTGGGGTGGAAAATAAAGGTTTGAGTTGCTGTATCAACAAGATATGGGTAGATATTATTGTCTTTTAGTACCTGAAGACCTTGAATAGTTGTGACCCCATTTCTTATACCTATAAAGACGCTGACTCGGTCAGATATAGGTGATAATGTTTCAGCTATCATGCTTGCACCTGATGCATTTAGGAAAGCAGAAGCAACCAGCCCACGGTTAATATCCGGAAGAGTAAACAACCACTGAATTGAAGAGAAATGATCGTTATTCTCGTCTAAACCTTGAAGCAGGAAATTAAGCACTGCCATAATATCCCCCCATTTCATTTCGATGGTGTATTGTGATTTGCTTTGCAATAAAGCTCCGCTCATTTCTTTATTGAGATAAATACATTAATCTTTATCCGGCGTTAATTCCATTATGTCTCCGATATCACATTCAAGAGTCTTACATATTTTAATCAAGACATCCATGCTCACTTTTTCACCTTTTGACAACTTAGTAACTGAAGCCCAACTGATGCCAGTGGCAGCCTGTAAGTCTTTTTTCTTCATATCCTTATCGATGAGGAGTTTCCAGAGTTTTTTGTAACTGACAGACATAAGCCGTCCCTCTCTAAAACCTGTTAATATGTACATTATATCAAGTTTTATATGGAAAAACAATGAATCAACTTTAAGATTGCAGTAATATTCTACATGTTCTCTTGAAAGAGCAGGTTCGCCGTGGTAAAATTGGTTTTGACATCCATAGTGTTAAGCCGCTATTAATCGCTCATCGGCGGAGGTATAGCTATGGCACATATACGTTCTTTCCGTGAATATGTTGCTCACCGTTTTTATAATGAGCTTTTCAATGCCGTTCAGGATTTTCTCAGTGATGGTGGAGCAGCATCGCTTGGGGTTTCGTCGTATTCCATTAGAATAATTGACGATACCCGTCTTGAGGATATTGAAGTTAAGCATGTGATAGCAGATGACCGACCTGGATCGAGAATTGCTTTTGATGTACTGGTCGAGGCACAGTTTGAGATATCTGAGCGAGATAGACATTACGACCGATTTGACGACGAAACAACATGGTTGAAAATAGCATGTGAAGGTGACTTGGCATTAGATTTGAATGACTTCGTCATTACGAATGTGTGTGAATATACCTCCAAAGGCCGTATTAATAATCCTATGGATGACTCCCTTGTGCCAGTTATTCACCACGATCAACTTGAAAAAGAAGCCATGGAGTTTCTCCAGCATTTCTATCCTGAGGCTCTTAAGGAACCGACATATATTGATCCTGAAACTCTGGCAAAAAGAATGGGGCTGTCTGTTAAACTCCGGCATATAACTGATGATTTCTCTGTATTCGGACAGATACACTTCGCAGCCGGAGAGTCACAATACTATGACAAAGAAGCACATCGTTATGTAACCGTCCCAGTTGTTCCTGGTGAGATTTTTGTAGATCCCGATGCATATTTTCTGAGAAACTTGGGTAACGTAAACAATACCATTATCCATGAGTGTGTCCACTGGTATAAACACCGCAAAGCCTTTGATCTTGAAAGATTATATAACGCCGATGCAACCAAAATAAAGTGCCGTGTTGAAGGTGGCATAAAAGACTATACCATAAAGTCTTCCCTAGATTTCATGGAATGGCAGGCAAATGCTCTGACACCCCGAATACAAATGCCCTATACACAAACAAAGGTAAAAGCAACCCAACTTATTCAGCATTATCGTCGTGTTATGCAAACCGACGAGATTGTAGATATTATGGAGGCTGTCATTGATGAAGTAGCTACATTTTTCGTTGTATCCCGAGCTGCAGCAAAAATTCGTCTGGTCGATCTTGGATTTGAAGAAGCCATAGGTACATTTACATATATCGATGGAAGATACGTACGTCCTCACGGCTTTAAAAAAGGCTCTTTGGCGCGTAACCAAACGTTTTCAGTCAGTATAAACGATGCTCTTATTGAGAGTGTTCTAAACCCTAAACTGAGAGAAAAACTCCAAAGTGGTAATTATATATATGTTGAATCCCACTTCTGCCTAAACACTCCAAAATACATAAAAATCGGTGTAGATGGCGTCCCATGCATGACAGAGTATGCAAGGCACCATATTGACGAATGCTGCTTAATCTTTGACTTGCACATAAAAAAAGGCTCACGCTATGGGAAAGATTACTATACCGAGTGTGTTCTATGTAGAGATGACAAGTCCGATATAGTATTTGAGGCAAAGTTCAGCAATGGACATAACACCGAAACCCCCGGTAATATCGAATTGCTGCGTGCCCGAAACAAAGAACTGGCTGAGTTAGTTCGGAAACTTCCAAGCAGTTTTACAGGTACGTTGAAAGGTTTGATGGAATGGCAAGGTGTGACAGTAGAAATATTAGCTGAGCGATGCGGCATAAGTCCAAAAACTATTCAAAGACTCAGAAACGATGAAGAATGTAAAACGACACTTGAGACAATAGTTGCAATTTGTATTGGTCTTAAACTACCTCCGCCGATGAGTTATGACCTTATCGGGAAATCTAGGTTCTCTTTTATTGCCAGTGAGAAACACATGGCTTACCGCTTTTTACTTGACGGATACTATACGCACACCATTCTTGAATGTAATGATCTTCTATCCAAGCTGGGCATTGATCCTATTGGTAGAGAGGATGCATAAAGTGATTTAAAATAACAGATCAATATCACTATTACTATCAGCTACAGTGAGTGTAGATATTTCACTTTGCTCATTGATAGTCCGAATACCTGTTATGTAATCTACAGTATTAGAACAATTTCCATTCCTATAATTTGTACAACCGAAAAAGGCAGGTCTTTCAAGTCTCTTAGAGTTAAATCTCATCTTCATTAGAGCCCCACAATATTCACATCTTAAATCTTTATAATAAGTTGACCTCCATGAATTTGTCAATTGATTAACTCCAAGTACAAGAATAGTAACTTTCTTAGCACCATTCTCATAAAGTACCTTTGCACATTCAAAAGCTGTTGCTCCTGTTGATATTACATCATCTATGAGGATCACATGCATACCATCAAATCGCATACGTGCACTAAATTTACCTCTGACATTTTCAAGCCGTTCTTCCGCATTAAGATTTTTTTGCGTAGGATAATCGGAATTACAATAGATACCATGCGCTAAGTCTGTGTACCCATTTTTGTCACATATCTGCCCTATTATATTTAAGAAACGGTCATTTTTAATTTCACTTGGCCTTGGAGGAACGCGTGTTACCCCATCAACCTTTGACAATTCACTATCAACAAATTTAACAAGTTGTTCAAAAACAGGCAAAAATACAGCATTCTGCGACATGGTATCTTTATTATTAATGATTCGCTGTGAAAGCTGATGAACTTTATAACGTTCATCATGTGTGTTAAAGTAACGACCACCACATACTATTGAACATTTATATCCATTAAGTTCCTTTTCGGAAATAACAGCATAGGCATGATTAAAGGGAAGATATTCTCCCCATTTAAATATTGTTGTTGCTAATTCAGCAAAATAACCTGACATCTTACCATTAATATTATCGTTAATAATATCATTAATTTCATCTATTTTAGATACTTCAAAATCCGGCAAATAGCAAATTCTAGTATAATCTGTTACATTTGTATCTGAAACCAAAATTGTTCCCAATGGCAGATTTAATGCATTCTTTATATTATCTATATCGCTTGATACAAAAACAACCTCATAGGAATGTAAAGACATAATTTTTAGAAATTCTGCAAAGCAAGTAGTATTTATAAAATAAGCATACGGATCATTATCTGAAGTATACACATTATTTCTTATACTACTGATATTGATTAATCTAGTCTTATCATTGCTAAAAAAGAGCAGTTTTACCTTATCTGATATATTTGACCACTCGATATCCGTTTCCTGCTTAAAACTATCTAAATTTACTATTAGCCCCTTCAAATTATTTAACTCTATGAACATATAATGACTCTGCTCCTTCAGAAAAAAGGCTAAGTTGGCAACTAGAAGAGTCTGTAATTATTCGTGATCGCTCCAATTCAGCCAGTAGATCTTCAATCTTTGCAAATTTAACTGCACCGGGACGCTTTATATAATTCTTCGGCCATGAAATATTCGGATTATCTATAGCACTTTGAGGTATAAATACAATTCTACCTTGCTTCAATGCATAGTCTGCCTGCTTAAGTGCTCCACTTGTTTCTCCAGCTTCAATAATAGCTGTAGCTAATGAAATACCACTCATGACAGCATTTCTCATCGGGAAATGCCATCTTTGCACTGGAGCAGAAGGCGCAAACTGGGATATTACAAGTCCTTTCTCAACTATCCGTCTCTGTAGATTTTCATTTTCTTTTGGATATACTTTAGTAATTGGTGTCCCAATTACTGCAATTGTAAGTTGGTTATTTTCAAGTGCCGCAGTGTGCGCTGCTGTATCAATTCCTCTAGCCAATCCTGAAGCTACTACTATACCATACCTTCCGAGTAACTTTGAAAGCCTATAAGCTCTCTCTCTCCCTTCATTACTTGGATTTCTTGTTCCCACAACTGATACTATTTTTTCGTTTAACAAATCAACATTTCCACGCATAAAAAGATAAGGTGGAGCTTCATTAGTCTTATCAAGCAAAACTGGATAAAGATTTGTACCTCGTTTTACAATAAAATCATCATTATTTAAATTTTCAAAACCTTTTATAGTGCTTTCATATAGTTTACTAATTTTTGAAGTCTCAGTATTAAGTATCTGTGCTATATCGTAAATAAATTTTGATAAAGGCAGCGTTAGATCTATCGTTTTAGAAATCTCTTTGAAAAGTGGCTCTGCCTTTTTATCAGAGTAACCACAAAACGCCTGAATCGTAAAATAATTAACAGCCTCATTTATGTCGCCTGAATTTATCTTCAATTTTTTCACATCCTTAGAGGTTTTTATATCCTCACCGATATTTATGAGTGATTTTTTCCTCTCTTCCAAATCTTTTTTTAGAAAAAGTGTTCCAGCAGGACTTTTTTTTATGGGCTTTAGTTGTCCCGAATGAACAAGTTGATTTAAACGTTGCATTGATATATTAAGAAACTGCGCTGCTTCTCGTGCAAATAATACTTCTTGAGATATTACTTCTCTCAAATTATTATCCATTTTTTGATATCCTCCTTTTTACATTATAATATAAGGGTTGATGATTATCAACCCTTAATTTGATATTATAAGCATTTAGCATGATAAAATACTTTTATTACAAAAAACATAGCTTTTTCTACGAAACTCTTTGCCTTTATACAGTCAGTTGATTACATTACTCATGCATCTATTCTGTCAACTCAACCCCCATGAAAAATACCCGTTATCTAATCTATCAACTCGACCCTATCACTTTCAGGGGAGTTGACATGTTTCCTCGTAAGATAAAAGATAAGGATTTCCAGACATTATCATCTCGGGCAGAACTGCCGAAAGTTCATTTAATGTTTGGAAATCCTTTATTTACAGTCTTTTTTAGCCGTTCTATTTTTAAACCCTTGACATCAATGTGACGCACTCAACATGGCTCGAGTTGATGGAATTGATGTCTGCGGGCCGTTTTTTATAGCATCTGTTCGTGGGAACATGTCAATTGGTTTTTTGCTGATTTTTGAGAAATTGCCGTTCGTGGGAACATATCAATATATGTGGTCGTTTGTTTGATGCATTCTATCTTATATACGCATCTGCTAATAACCATTTGAGATTAGCTGCTGTTAATCTTGTTAAATCTGATAATTGTGCGGTAAGAATTATACCACTCACACAGTTACCAAAACATACTCCAGGTAAACATCAACCGCAAGCACCGTCCCCATTGTTCTCAACTCGTAATATGTATAACTATATGATAGAGCTTAGTTACAGTATCATTGCGTTTTAGTTCTGTTATCGCCCATTTCAATTCGGGGTATTGGTTGTTTTGTGGCACTGAATAATTAACCAGTTTATGTGGATAGTTATAATTCTTTATAAATAATAAGTAACTTTCCCAAAACTTTAGGAAATTGCCTATATTAACATATGAGATAATAAAATTGCATCTATGGCCCAGTGTGTCATATTTATATATCTTGTCAATGTGTTCAGCTATGTATGCCTTATCGATGCTTGATAATTTTAGAGCTTCTATTATAGAATAAGGAAAATTTCCATTTCTCACTAAAATGTCTACTTCTCCTGCTTGCTTTCCGGTATTAGATGACCCTTGTCTTGTCTGATCTCTCACATCATATCCCATAGCATCAAGCAAGTCACGCATGTAATCATTCATTTCATCTTCAAGAGAATCTTTATACTTGTGGTTTGCTTGCAATTTTGTACTACAATAAAGTAAATCTTGTAATAGAATAGTTTCTGACAAATCTTTTTTTCTGGGTTCGCTCGAGCTATAACTCAATTCTTCAAATTGTTTTCGTAAGTCTTGAGGCATTAAATCTCGATACTCTTTCAGATCTATATCGGGAAATAACATTTTAAATCGTTCAGGATTTCTTAAATATATTATTATCAGCCTTTCTAAGTTGCTAGGTAAAAAGTCATGATCTGCAAAAAGTATGTAATAATATTCTTCAAACTCAGTAATAGCATTTAAAACATAATTATCTCCTTCCTCAGAACTATATGTTTCTTGAATTTTATCCAGTAAACCACTATCAAGCTTATATTCAAGAAGATCATCAGGATTGTCATTACAATCATCCCACCATTGAAGTATCGCATAGAGTAAAAATTCATACTTTGGTTTGATATAATCCCTTATTACATCAGAACGGACTATATCATATAAATCATAAACCATTTCAATCCATGTATTGTTATCAATTTTTAAGTTATTATATGGCAGGAAATCCTCTGAAGTAAATCCGTTGTTATCTTCCAAGTAATCCAATAATACCCTGATGATGCATTCTAAATTTTTATTAACATATTTTGTTATTCTTCTTTCGAGGTCTGTTAAGGAATCATTATCAAATAAATCCAAAGGTAACAAGTAACCAACCTCCTTAAATAAAGACGGCATTGACATTTAGCCTATTAAGTTCCAAAGGCTCCTCATTTAACACTCAACCTGCTCTCACAACCCTGTATTTTTGAAAAAAACATCTATCCTGTTCTGTCGCTAACCCCTGACTCTAAACTACTCTGTCAGCAAGCATCGACTCCTATTCTATCACTCTCAAACACTCGGTCTCACGGACTTGTTTCCAAGAGCCGAAAAATGTGCATATTTTCAAGGCTATATTTTACCCATAAAATATGAAAACACCTTATTTACAGCCTTTTCTGCAACACTCCCATTGATTTCTTTTATGGCAGAGCAATATTTTTTAGGGCAGTGTTATATTTTTAGTTGAATACAACAATATACTTTTCTGCATATTCCCTAAAAGTTGTATCTATTTCTTCGTAAATCACACTTAATTCTTCAAGAATAGCGCCTCTCACATAAGCATCTCTTAGTTCTGGCTTTTCTAATAGCGCCCACTTCAGTTGCTTATATGAATATTTTGCAAATGAGATCCACTGTGGATAATTTATCGCCATTGGATTTTTTGTAAAGTATATTTTACCAGCATTTACTGCAGTAGCCGCTGAATGTCCTATAAACAGCATCGTTCTTAGTTTCGGATGTTTTTCTCTATTCAAAGAAAACGGAATAGATTCCTTTACCGGATAGCCTTCTTTTATTCTTTTGAATGCATATCCTAATCTAACCACTACTTCAATAATCATTGTCGGAATTGACATAGAACAGAAATGAATGAAATCATAGCCTTCGTAGTACATTCCTTGTACTATTTCTGCTATTGTCAGTTCCTCTTCACCTATGCTGCCAAATTGAAGAAGATTAAATAGTCCCATCAACGGAGCGGGTAATCCCATTGAAGTGGTAATGTCTGACTTGAAATGGATTATTTGCTTAGCAATTGCCGCAAATATATTGCTTTCTTTTCTGTTTGCATAATTCTCCATTACCTGAGATACGATTTTACCCGTTTTATCAATGGTTGTCATTCTACCTGTCATAATATCGAACACACCGAATATCAAACCAAGCAAAGGGTCGTGTCCCAGAGATAACAGCCTGTGATAATACGCAGAAAGTCCGTTAACAAATTCTGTAGTACTTCTATTATCCTGCGCATCATATGGAACCTTGCTAACCCTTGAGTTTGCAAGCTTTTCCATTTCTTCTTCAGGAAACTTCTTATCAAACCATTCCCGTATATAATTCGACAAAGCTCCTGCTTTAAGTCCATCCGGAGTTTTTTGTGGAATACCCACTAAGAGAATATCTACTGCTGCCCCTAATAATCCCGCCGCAGCACTTATCGTAATATCAAATTTATCAAGTCGATGTACAGCGTTGAACTCTTCATTTAACAGTCTGATAGCCTGCTCATTTGCTTGCAATTCCTCACTAGTAAAAAGAGTTTCCAACTCTGTGCTGTATCCAACAGACTTCTCGGCCTCAGCGCACATTTCTTCCCAAGTAGGCACAATAAGCTTTCTTCTCTCTGATGATGGTATAATCTTTGGAATATCAGTCAGTGAATAGCCGAGTGATTTTAGCAACTCTTCACTCTCTGATATTCGCTTGTCCACTCCAGACATATCAGGACGTTGAATGCTCTTGAGCTCTTGAGTCTGATAATTCAGAACATTATTTATTTGTTGTTCTCCATCAGAGTATTTGAATTTACTCATGCGGTTTCACCCAAATCTTTCTTCAAATCTTTTATAGCCTGTGTCAACAGGATATTAAGACTCTGTAAATAATCCAGACGTTCCTTATCTGCATTCGTTTCATCCTTTAACGCCTGAATAATGGCCTGATGCTTTTTAAGTGCTTCTTTATATAAACGTTCTTTCTCCTGTCTAAGCTGTTTGTGCTTTAAGTGAGATGCAAGACCAACACCACCTGCCGCCAATAAAGCAACTGGAGCAGCAAGCACGAAAACTCCAGCAACCATTCCGCCACCAACAATACCGCCTGCCGCTGCAAGTCCTGATGTGATTCCTGCAGCAGATAAACCGATAACTGAGCCCAAACCATATAACGCAGCAAAGGAACCTACTCCACCAATACCAGCACCGATAGCTCCTGCTAAAACTTCAGGAATAGCACTCTCTCTTATGGTTCTTGACTTATCATTAACAGCAGCTGCTGCTTCGTTGACAACATTAACAACCTGTTGCAATGATTCCACACTTTGGAATAACATATCCTTCTTCTTTTTTATGTATTCACCCACACATATACCACCTTTCATATTTTATCTACAGACACATTTTGCGTCATTATCATCATTGCAATTATGGTGAACCTTAAATGAGCCAACATACATATTTGTTTTCTCCATTGACTAACCCCATGTCTTATACTTAAGTAACTCTGCGATCTCCGCTGTTACAGGTAGGTTTTCTGTTTCAAGAATTTGTGTTAAATCAAATACTCGTGAGCCCATTGGTGCCCTTGGAGTTATCTTCTTAAAATCAGTATCGTAGAATTTGTCTACGAAAAAATATCTTGTAGCATCTAACACATAGCCATAGTTTTTACCATCTTCTCTAGCCCGGTCAATTTGCTGCTTTCTTTCTTCGGTCAATTCTCCAAGTTCGGCTTTATACTCAAGTCCATTTTCAGTAGTAACTGCAGTTATGATTGCATTGATTTTCCCTATAGCTCTTACACTTTTTTCTTTATATAGACCAAGATAGTCATGTGCACTAAATCCACGCTCAATATCATCATAATAAAGGTTCTCACGAATATTAAAATTAAATGTGGTACCTGCCAGTTGCACTCTCATGCGTTTCCATGAATCTGAAACAATTATGAGTTTATCGTTATAACAATAATTTAAGAAGTCGTCTAGAACCTCTTGCATTTCATAATCCCTATCATCTATAACATCTCGTATCGCATCAATAATACCTTCGAAAGTGGTATTAACGTGCATGACAGGATATTTCTGTGTGGCATTATATTTCTTTAAATGCTCATCGAATTCTTTTTTCTTCTCTGGAGCCATCAACTCCGGTGCTAAAGTAATTATTACTTTATATTTTTCATCACCAAAAGATTTCAAATGTCGTAGCAACTGATCTGAATAAAACCAGTCAGACATTTTTGTCTCAACAACGATTTTAAAGCTTTCTTGCGTAATAGTAGCATCTGGAATGCTTTTAGTGCTCTTTTCCTGAAGGTTAAAAACAATCTCCGGTTCAAAGGCATCTGAAAAGAATTCTGATTTCAGGAAACGAAAGAACTTATCTGAAGAGTATGAATATAGCCGAGACAATAGTAGCATCGTATTTGCTGTTGCGACATTCTCTTTCGCATGATATCTTTGGAAATAATGAATCTTCATAACTATTTGTCCCCCCTCATTTTCTTTCCATAGGTTTTAGGGAAGTAATCCTTCCCAAGTAGCCAAACATACTGATCAATTTGCTTCAGGTTATATTTATCCAAGCCATAGAAAGCACGAAAATTTATCAGTATACGTTTAAATTTAATATATACTTTCAAATCACCATCTGGGAAATCTGTGAATCCATCACGATTTCTAAAATATCGAAGCACCTCATCGACGTAGCTGTCATAAATCGGATAATCGAGTGGATTGTGATGGCTGCAATACTTTGTAGCAAAAGAGTAAAAATTCTTCTCTGTGCCTCCGATATTAACATACTGGATATCTCCAACAAGAGTAACATCTCCATCCCTAAGTCTCGTATCAATATTCAAAGTACATATGTGCTTGGCTACTGGGTAGATAGAAAAAATATTAGTACTATAAAAGTCGTTAAGCGCTGATGCCTTCAAAAGGACATCAATAATGTCCGTATTATTTGGACATAGCTCAAAAAACAGCTTATTGAGTGCATTCTCCTGCAAGCGATAGTTCTCAAGTGTATCCCACTTAGCAAGATATAACTCAACCTGTTCAGCTGATGGTTGAGGAACATTAACCTTAATTTTTTTCTTATGTCTATATATACGATTAGCTGCATTATCCTGCTTAGGCGTTGTTGTTTCAGCAGTTCCGTCAGAAGCTAAGAGTAAGCGAAATCTTCTTAAATGAGACAAATAACTATTTACAAGTGAATTGACATTACCTGTCGAGTTCTCAGAAAGAGCCTTAATTAATGCCTCTTTCGCATCATTCTCAAAAGCAGGCGAAGTTACCGTATTCCAAAACAGGTCTTTACTCCCTTTCCTCCAGAGGTAAAAGGTATCCACATAAGAAGTATTTATGGTAGACTTTGCAATACTCTGACTATGTAGGAATTCCCTATATAAGGTACGTAACTCATCATACGATAGCGTTTTTAATTTGCTTATATCCAATTTCGGTGTCCCCTTTATAATAATGTTTTAGCTCTTTCTCATTTCATTATCTAAATATTTTTCTATCAAAGCAAAGATATAAGCAGTATTTCTTGATTTCCTACTGACCTCATGTCTAACACCCGTTTCTCCATTAACCCAGCGATCATAATATGAATGTACAAATAAAAAATCCTTCTTTGATATTGTCCTTTTCATCGATAGCTCGCTGGAAGGAGAATTATTAATAGCCCTATCAACATACAACCTTCCATCACGGGATGATGCCGTAAACCAAAGACCTGTTGTAGTTTGTATTTCTTCTTCTAAAGATGATAAACCTGAGATTATGTGATTCCATAATGCTTCACCATTCATTACTCTACACCATCCTTTAATTTGATATAGTTACCGGGAAGGGCTTCAAATAATTCCGGGTAATGCCCACACCTCGCCCTAATCTGAGTATACTGTGCTTTCTTCCCATTTTTCTGCAAATATAACCTACGCTTGTATATTTCATCTGCCAGTTCAGATGCGTGCATAGTTTTGTTTTCAACCTCTGATAGCACTATCTTCATAGCTTCTTGCAGTGTATAGTTAGAATGTTTGTCTGATATATTTACAGCATCCATATTCTCCGCGTCGTATTTCAGCACAATATAAGCAGGCTTATTATCCTTAAGGAGAACAACTTTGCCGTTCTTTTCTACTACAGTAAAAACATGTTCCAGATCAGTTCGTAATGTATCAAAAGGTATTAAGCTATCTATTTTTACGTCCATACATTTCACCTCGGCCTACTAGATTCATTACCATGATTATACATCTAATTAACTGCTTTGTCTATATATTTGTTCATACATTTGTATAGAAACAAGACCGTCAGATTAGGATATAATTCCTTAATTGATGTCTACTGAATAATCAAAAAATGCTGAAATTGCAAGACATTGAACCTCGAATATGGTAAAATATATGCATGAAAAACGCTGAAATAGCGGGAAAAAGCATGCATTTGGAGTGAGGTCCGATGTACAAGTTTAATGATAATCAACTCAGCCTGACGGATTTTGGGCAAGCTGTCGGACTGAAGCTAAATCCAGAAAACCGATGGATAAAGAAGGCTGGACATATCCCGTGGGCAGAGATCGAACTGCGGTACGCGAAGCTCTTCACAAACAAAAAAGGCAACGTGGCAAAGCCGCTGAGACTGGGTCTCGGAGCATGCATAATACAATCTGAGTACGGGTATTCCGACGAGGAAACGACGCTTCAGATTCAGGAAGGCGCGTATCTCCAGTACTTTTGCGGATACAGGGAGTACGATGATAGCAAGCCGCCCTTCGACCCGTCGCTGATGGTGTACTTCCGTAAACGGCTGACACCTGAAATCTTGGGAGAGATCAATGAAATGATCATCGCCAAGGTGCAGCCGGCAACGCAGGAAAAACCGAAAGACGATAACCATGACGATGACGAACCCGGCAATGGCGGCACGATGATCATCGACGCCACCTGCGCCCCGTCCAACATCAAATACCCACAGGACACTGCACTGCTCAATGAAGCTCGCGAGAGTGCCGAAAAGATCATCGATGTGCTTTACACCACAGGAGATGGCGTCAAGCCGCGCACCTACAGGAAAGAAGCGCACAAAGAATATCTCAAGTTTGCCCGGAGTAGGAAGCGTACCAAGGCCTTCGTTCGAAAGGCTATCAGAAAACAGCTCGGCTATCTTTCAAGGGATCTCTCGCATATAGATGCCATGCTGGCTGCAGGAAAAATCCTTGGCGCGAAACTGTCAGATCGGCTGGAGACTATCCGGAAGGTTTATGAGCAGCAGAAGTTCATGTATGACCAGCAAACGCACTCGGTGGAGGATAGAATTGTCAGCCTCAGCCGGCCATTCATACGCCCTATTGTCAGAGGCAAGGCTGGGAAGCCTGTTGAGTTTGGCGCTAAGCTGGACATCAGCGTATCGGACGGCTGGACAAGACTTGAGGTGCTCTCTTTTGATGCCTACAACGAGGCTTTGAATCTGAAGGACATGGTTGAGCGGTACAGAGCCCGCACCGGCCGTTATCCAAGCCGGATTCTCGCAGACAAGATTTACAGAAACCGAGATAACCTGGCGTTTTGTAAGCTTCATCACATCCGGCTCTCCGGTCCTGCTTTGGGGCGACCAAAGAAAGATGAATTTCGCGACAAGAAGCGGGATTATCGGGATGAATGCGAACGAGTTGAAGTCGAGCGTCGCTTCAGCCTGGCAAAACGTAAATGTGGTTTGGGATTGATCGTGACGAAGCTGGAGGAAACCATTTCTCACAGCATTGCCATGTCCGTTGTCGTGCTGAATTTAAGGAAAATTCAGCATACCCTTTTGCAGGTGCTGCTCAATTGGCTTTCGATGAAAGGGCTTGTTCAAAATTTCGCTTTTGTTCAGTAGGCATTAATTGGCGGTCAGTTCATTGTTTTATATTTGAATGTCGAGTTCAATTCCTGACTTAAATTCAACAGTCAATTTTTCCTCAAATACTGTTATCTTTTCAATAAGTCTCCTTACTAACTGCTCATCATATTCCTCCAGTTCATAGGACTGTTCATTTAAAAACTCAGTCATTTCTGCGATGCGCTCCCGCTTGCCTTCACGCTCGGCATTCTCAGCCAGTATGTTCTGTTTAAGCTCGCGCAGACGGTAAATTTCATCCGCCACTTTTTGATAGTCTGCTTTTGCATTTACCAGTCGGAGAAGCTCTTGCTGCAGCTCGTTTAGCCTGCATTCTATCTCCTGAGTAGTCTGGTCATTATCCTCACCTAAAACGGTTTCAATGTTTTCTAGCAGAACAGGGAAGAAGGTATCTTTACTGCCCAGCACCTCATTGATTGCCTTTACTACAGCCTCTTGCAATGTTGTCTCATTAATAGTCCGAGAGGAACAATCAGAGCCCTTTTTCTCAAGGCGGCTGACGCATCTCCAAACGATGGATTTGCACCCTCTGTTGTTCCAATGTACCCGACGGTAAATATCTCCGCATTCTCCGCAATACACAATACTGGACAATGCGTACTTGCTGCTATAGATTCGTCTTTTGCCACTTTTCCCAACCTGCAAATTAGCCCTACGTACCATTTCCTCCTGTACCTGCATGAAAATTTCACGCGGGATAATCGGTTCATGGCTGTTTTCAACATAATACTGAGGAACAATACCGTTATTTACAACACGTTTCTTTGAGAGAAAATCTACTGTATAAGTCTTTTGAAGTAGGGCGTCGCCGATGTACTTCTCGTTTTGCAATATTTTCTTTAATGTCTCCGGGCGCCATTTTCGTTTGTTTGCGGCAGTTAGAATACCATCTGCTTGGTATTCCCGGTAAATCCGCTTAACAACCTCTGCTTCTTCAGGAACAATAACAAGCCGCTTGTTCTCATCTTTCGTGTATCCCAGGAAACGATTGTGATTAACCTGAACCTCTCCTTGCTGGTATCGGAATTGGAATCCGAGCTTTACGTTCTGGCTCAAGGATTGACTTTCTTGCTGGGCGAGGGAAGCCATAATGGTCAACATGATCTCGCCTTTTGAATCCATGGAGTTTATGTTCTCTTTTTCGAAGAATACTGGGATGTTCTTATCTTTTAACTGTCTGATATACTTCAAGCAGTCCAGAGTATTTCGGGCAAATCGGCTGATGGACTTAGTGATGACCATGTCGATTTTGCCCTCCATACAGTCCTCAATCATTCGGTTAAATTCATCTCGCTTTTTTGTATTGGTTCCTGTTATCCCATCATCGGCATATATGCCTGCAACTTTAATGTAGTTCGTATAATGCTCAACCTGGGCTTCATAACTCGTGGCCTGTTCCTCGCTGTCAGTTGAGACACGACAGTAGGCTGCAACCCGCAGCTTAGGTCTATCTTCTGCTTTCACCGTGTTTCCAACGCGAACACGAGCCGGTATAACGGTTATATTCTTAAGATTCCCCATCCGCTATCACCTCGCTTTCTATCAAACTGTAGGCGTATTCAGCTTGGGTAAAAGGGTCTTCATAAATTGTTTCAGGGGAAGGCGCCGAGAAACGCATCTTCACGAATGACTTTTTTGGTTCTGCCTGTTCTCGTATTCGTCCAAGCATCCTTGCTCTTTTTATCTTCTCGGCTTCAGCCTGCTTGAAGGTATCCTCGTCGATAATAGGTGGATAAAAGGCATCCCCAAGGTATCGCTTGCAGGTCAACATTTTTGCGATTGATGAATGGCAGCGCTCAATACCCGCTCGTCTGGCGGCATCCGCTAGCGAGAGTCCTGCTAGATAAGCATGGAACAGTTCTTTTACCTGATTCGCCGACTTATCATCTATGAATGCTATTCCATTTTTTATGATATAGCCATAAGGTGTATGAGCCATTTATCTCACCAGCCTTTCCTTTAAAGTAAGCCCACATTTTAGCTTGAATCCGAGTTCTTCCTGCGAATAAACGATGATGTTTTCTACATGCCATCAATCATGTCTGCTTTCGAAGCCCACTTAAGAAGTTGTTCAACTTCCGATATAGCGGTCATACCACTATTCACGCTTCGAGAAAGCGCTTTTTTCTTCTCTTTTAACATAGCTGCTTCTGCTCGCAGTTCATTGCTTTGTTCGCTGAACAGGGAAGAGGAAAGGCACCCCTTGGTTAATAGGTTTGTCAGTACCCGGCTTCGCTCCATATTTTCCTCCAACTTTTGCTCGAGCTCCAGTATTTCAGTCAGGTTTTCTGAATAGTTAAAAGACCGCAGGCTCTTTAATAAAGGCTTTAGAATAAACTCATGCCCGAAGATAAGCTTGTTGATCATCGTAATAAATACTTGATGAATGTCATCCTCACGAATAAAACGCATTGAGCACTTTGCAATATCATGGATGTGCTTTGAACAACACCAAGCAATATATTGACTTCCACCATAGGAATGAATCCTGCGTTTGAAGTGACTTCCACACTCCGAACATATGATTTTGCCGGAAAAAGGATATCTCTTTTGATATTTACCTTTTCCTTTTTCTATGCCTTTCTCGTCACCATGCTGCCTTAGTAATTCATTTACAGCATCAAATTCCTCATGGCTGATAATTGCTTCATGGTTCCTTCGGATCATGATCTGGTCTTTTTCTCCGTTGTTACGATGCCGTTTGAAATAGTCATCTGTATATGTTTTTTGTAAGACGACATCACCTGTATATTTTTCATTTGATAGCATACCGAGTATGGTAGATGCATTCCATAGCGCAGCCTTTTTGGGTGTTATGCCATCAGCATTCAAGTCATCAGCAATTTTCTGTGCTCCTTTGCCTGATAAGGCTTCGGAAAATATTCGTCTTACGACAGCAGCCTGTTCTTCATTTACTGTCAATACACCATCATCATAATCATACCCATATGGTGGTGATGATAGCTTAAACGTACCGTTTCTGAAACGACGCTGGATTGACCATTTATTATTCTGTGAGATAGAAATTGATTCGTTCTCAGCTAAACTGCTTAAAATGGTCAGCATCAATTCTCCATCCATTGATTGGGTATTGATGTTTTCCTTCTCAAAATAGAGAAACACCCCAAGGTCTGACAGCTTTCGAACGAGTTCCAGACAGTCTATCGTGTTGCGAGCAAATCGGCTGATAGATTTGGTGACTATAAAGTCAATCCTTCCGTTCTCACAATCTTCTATTAATCGTTGAAGCTCTGAACGATTTTCCTTGCTTGTACCTGTGACACCTTCGTCATAGTATATTCCGGCAAACTCCCAATCCGAATTTGATTTGATAAAGGATGCATAATGAGTTTTCTGAGCCTCCAAACTGATTAGCTGTTCATCGTTATCAGTCGAAACACGTGCATAAGCAGCAACCCGTAGTTTCGGCTTAATCATTTTTGAATTTGGCTCAATTTTTCTTACCTTTTTCAATTTTTCACCCCCCTGGGTATGTGACATATTACCTCTGAACCTCTGTATTATCAAGCAATTCAGGGCATTAACTCGACTCCAAAAGGTGAGAAAGATTGGCGGTTTCGGCGGTCGATTTTTTCAAATTCCTCCTGTGTAATCAGGCCTGCATTAAGCATTTTTTGAAGCAGCTTCAGTGAGCGATAGTAATCATACTCGCACTGGAGTCTCTCTTCTGTTACTGGTTTCCGTTTGGCAGCAAAATGAGAAGTCGGGAGTTCTGTAATTTGCTTTACTTGCATATGGCATTACCTCCTGCCGATATGCGAAAAAACAGCGTGATTCGAACCCTTTGAAAAAGGATAAAAAAATAAAGTCCACAACTCGGAATGGTTACCGTAGCTGTGGGCTTATAAAATTTACCTCAGTTATATCTTATAAAACCATCAAAGCCAGCCGATTTAAGCTTTTTCAGCATTGATTCGGCATTTGCTTTGGATAAGAATGCACCTACCTGAACACGGTAGTATTTCTTATCGTCAACTATAGGCTTTTCCGGGCTTTGTTTTTCTGCCAATCCAGTCTTAACTGCCGCGCGGAAGGTATCCATGCTTTCGCCGTGACGAGGGAACCAGTGCATCACATCGGCATGGTTTGACGCAATCCCTCTCTTGTTTCCCTCACTGTGGCAAATGATGTCCTTCTCAGTCAGATTATAGAGTTTACAGAGATACACGCATAATTCTACTGCTTCAGAAAATACCTTACGAAAATATGTCGCATCGGATAAATCATCTTCACAGATCTCAAAGCCGATATGGGTATCATTCGCTGCGCCTCCTGCATGCCAGCCACGATGGTTCCATGGCAATGTTTGATATGCTGCAATTGAACCATCTGCCAGCTTGCCTATAAAAGCATGCACACAAACCTGTCGACCATCGGGTTTTTCTTGATTCCAGTGATTGCCGTACTGGTTTTTACCTAACAAGCCATCATCTGGTGCTACGTAGCGTTTTAGCCAAGGATTGTTTGCCCCAGTTGAATGAACCATTATACCTCTCGGCGTTATCGTCCTGCCTGCCTTGAAGCAGGCGTTATTTATAAGTATTTGTTTTCGCAAATTCATCATATATCACCTCAATAAAAAGCATGATTATAGATCTGCTGGATACAGGTGGTAGGTAAATTTCAGATCGCAATATGCAGTTGATGATGTGCCATTGCTTCCCATGCGAATGTACAGACCATATCCTACAGAACCGTACCTGGATATTCATCACCAAGGAGGCTTGAGACATCAAACTCAGTTTTGCGAAAATGATGCTCGCCGCGCCGCCCGATAAACACCGTTGCAACTTTCGTTAAGTCAATCATGTTCCATCACCTGCCGAAGGTGGCTCCTCATCACGCCCGTGAAGCTGCTGAAGAACAGCTTTTAGCTTTTCAGGGATGGGCAGCCCAATGTGTCCAGCGTTCTCCAGGATGGAAATACCCTCATTGCTTAAATAGAAGAAAATTAATGCTGTTCGTAAGGCACCTCCGTTCTGACTTCCTAATACCTGAGTGTCTAAAATGTGAGCGATACCCACCAACACAAAGATGAGTACCTTTTTTAAGATACCTTTTGCTCCTATTTCACTTGACAGCTTTCTATCTACAATTGCGCAGATCACTCCAGTCAGGTAATCAATGGCAACAAAGGCGATGAGTGCGTATAGAAAGCCATCCAGTCCGCCAAGGAACCAGCCGAGGAAACCTCCGATAACTGTGAGCGCTGTCTGAAGCCATGCCCATATCGTTTTCATGGTCAATACCTCCAATCTAAATTTTTGTATAGAAAAGCACTCCCGCAAGTAGTGAGAGTGCTTGAAAAATAATGGTTTATAGAGTCAATAGCAAGTCATGGAGCTGGTTCATCACATCCGCTCTCGGGCGTCCAGTACCAATGGGCAGCCATATGACAGGCGGGACATCAAAAGTCGATGAATCATCAAAACCGTTAATCATTGTAATAACTGGCTCAATAGCCCTTCGAAGCTCAAGGATGTGGAATGGCCAATTCTTTACAGTGGTCTTTCCAACAACGATTTCCTCGCTCCAGTTTATCGGTGTCAAGCAGTGATAATTACGCACTGTGTTCACGGCAGTTCTGAGAGTCTGAATATGTGCAGCTTTCACATGTGTCAGGTTTTCGGTAATCTCCTCAAAAGCTGACGGCAGTATCGTAAATGTACGGATAACCTCTGGACTAGCTGACTCGATATCACTGTCGCGACACCTGAAGGTAACAGTATGGTTCCCTGCAGCCAGCGTTGCTGCTTGATATGTTGTTTTGGCACCGTTTCCAAGATATCCACTTACGGAGAAAAATTCAGGATTATCAACACTGTTATGCCACTCACCTGAGTCAATCCTTACTTCCACAATCTGTAGCTGTCCATCCGGCTCGTTGCCTGTAGTGATCATAAAACGCGGTGTAGTGTTATAAGTCGAACTGCCGGACATTGGGCAGCTGATTACTGGTGCGGAAGGTGGACTATTTTTCTTTACAGTATTGCTGAGTACATAAGCAGATACTGCATCCAATACATCCGTTACACCAATTCTGTACCGGGTATACATTCCGGCTATCGGAGACGCATTGACCATGTAAGTACCGGAAGTCTCGCTTGAAGCAATAATCGTCAAAGCTTCAAATGGAGACCAATTCGTCCCGTCCGTAGAGGTAGATTGCTGGATGACATAGTCCTTTATGGCACTGGTTCCCGGTACCGTACCGCTCCATGAGAGAGTTACGGTGTTGATCTCGTAAATGGCTGGGGAAGCGGTAAAGGATGAAGGTGGCATAGGCAGTGTGTTTTTGCGAACACTGTTGCTCGATATCGTCCAGTCGGAATAGAGGCTCTCACCGGCTGTTCCGCGCGTCCTTGCCCGGAAACGGCGATAGTTGCCCCGCGTGGTAGGCGGGCTGACACTCAGACTACCGCTTGTAGCAGATGTATTCACCGTAGTTAGAGCCATCCATTCGCCCCATGTGCTGTTATCGACCGAGTCACTGTACTGTATCTCATAGGATGTAATGGCATTGCCCGCTCCACCCGCTGCACCGCTCCACGATAAAGTGACATTTCCTTCAGCTAACGATGCACTTAATGAGCAAGCAGTTGGCGCTAGGCAGGCAGTGATATCGCAGTAGATGCTGTTGCTAATCTTCTCTGAAGAATATACATCAAGATTATCTATCGTCCAAATGCCAAATTGAGTATATGTGCCTGGAGTTCTTGATACATTTGGGATATAACTGCCGCCACTAGCAGACAAGGTGAGGGTGGTCAGAACATTCCATGTGCTCCATGTACTGTTATCCGTGGATGTCCTACTGGCAATCTGATATCCCTTGATGGCGCTGGTTCCACCAGAGGCACCGCTCCATGTCAGCGTAACGGTCTCATCACTGTAGTTTGAAGGGGAAGCGACTGCAGTGGTGGGCGGGTTTGGTACCGTATTTCTTCTAACAGAATTCGTTGATACCTTCCAGCCGGAGTAATAGCTCGCTCCTGCTGCGCCACGTGTCCGCACCTGGAATCTACGGTAATTTCCTCTTGTGGATGACGGTGAGGTTGCAACACTTCCGCTGGTGGCAGACGTAGAAACAACAGTAAGTGGTATCCACCCACCCCATGTAGCATTGTCCGTAGATTCGCTATATTGGATTTCGTAACCGGTAATTGCATTGTTTGTTCCACTTTTTGCTCCGCTCCATGACAGGGTGATACCACCTTCAGAGAGAGTACTGCTTACTGAACAGGAGGTTGGCGCCCCACAGGCAGTCGTTCGGCTTGCCCAGTTGATGGTCAGTACAATCTGGCTTAAATCATCCCTACCTGTAAAGCCCATATAATTAACGGTGCTCGAGCCACAATCAATAAACAAGCAGTTGCTGGCTCCGCTACCGATAGAGTCTATCAAGGCGGTGGAAATAGTAATATCTTTTGCGCCTTGGCCAGCCGGAATAGTGTAATTATATCCAGTGGTTACCTTTACAGGTCTACTCGCGGATACATTTGTACTCGATCCAACGGCTGGAATTCCATATTGATTTCCTGCATAAAGCGTCATGGTTCTGGCAGAACCCCAATCACCTGTTCCTAATACTGGTGAGGTCAAAAACCATGACACCAACATTCTCATAGTTGTTAGCTGGTGTATATACTCCTTGTCTTACATTTGGCGTAACTCCTGGAATCCAGCTCCCGTTTCTCCATGTACATGCGTTAATGGCTTGATAAGTTGCCATAAGAGTTCACCTCACTCATATACCGCAGATACAAGGGAATTCACCAAGCCACAAAGATTCGTATTCAGCCGTGTATCCGTGATGTTGTTCGGAGCTATAGACGTTGCCGCTGCAGGCACTAAAACGTCTGCAATACAAAGCTCATATACATCAGTTGTTCTTGTCAGAGCCGGTGCAGATGGCGAAGCGGCAGGAATTCCAGTAACAACAGCCAGCTGAATACTCCGGTTAATCATGCTTAGTCGAACCACAATCCTGTCAATACGAGGATTGCTACCGTTTGCAGTAGCAAGCGGAATATTCAAGGCATCCGTATTCTCATACCGGTATCCATTGATCCATGCAATTCCCGCCGCCACGCTCACCGCCAAGCCAGTTCCAGGTGAAACCTGCAAGTTTGTAGCTGTGGCGTAAAAAATACCGTTGGAAACAAGACTTCCGAAATATGCCGCAAAATCCGTTGCGTCATAGACTCTGTCACCACCGGATGAGTTAAAAAAGCCGCTTTTCTCCATACGCACATTCCTCCTTAGCTGGTTTTTGTGTACTCAATAATTACATAGCCCGTAAACGCCGTTCGATCGTTGCCAGGCTCTACAACGATATTGGTTTTATCCGCATAAAGGCCGATCTGAGATGCAAAGTTGTTATACCTTGCTAGGGGTAATGGAAGGAAAACTGTCCCATTTGTCGCAAAGCCTGATAAACTGACTACAGTATCAAGGTTTGCTATACCATGAGCCACGCTTTTTGGCGTCGTGTCCGTAAGTGTACCGAGATTTACTTCTTTTCGATATATAGACTTACCGTCTATCCATAGCCTCCCTGTGTTTTGCTCCGTTGTGGAGTAATCAGTAAGCGCCGAAGCGATCTTGGCTGCAGTAATTGTTCGATCTGCGATTTTAGTTCCGGTAACCCCTCCGTCTGCAATTCTCGAACCTGATACAGGCGCATTGTAAACATTGTTAATACTAGCCGCAAAGGTACTTCCTCGTATTGCGGCTGCAATATCTGTGAGAGCACCAAGCGGAAAACTCAACCAGTTTGCCTGGCCAGACGGATTGTTAAACAAGAAAACCGATATTACATAAAACGTCATGGTGTTCCTGCTAATGAAAAAACCCATAGCTCTCTGATATCCGTATCCTGTGTTATCGCCATTATGCTTCACTAAAAACACATGCCCATCGTCACTGGGCTGGTCGCTGAACTTATTTCCGCTCCATGAGGTAAAATAAATAGCATCTCCGGGCACCATATTGTGCATTGCATATTGCCCAATAGATATGGTTCCTGCACCTACATTTACCTCTAGAGCAGGGAGTTTTCCAAATAGGTTGTTAATTGTATCTGTAACAGTGTCTCCTTGTATTTTTGGATCTACATCTGCTAAATCACCGATGACTTCCACCACCTCTGATATTCCTGACGGAGCTTGCAAAGCCGTTTTAACCTGGCTCATATCAGAGTTGAGCTTCTGTGCAATGGAAAGTACCGACTTTCCGAACGTCACACCGATGCTTAAACCAGTTGCATCGTATGTCTCCTCGATTTCCATGATACGGGTTGACATTGACACGCCCCAAGGCTTTGAGATTACTTTGACAGTCTGTCCCAGGTCAAAATCCGTTTTGTAGGCAAGGTTGCCGTGAGGATTGACAGACACATCAAAGGAATAACGTATGGCCAATTCACTCAGCCTACTCTGACCTCGGAAGGTTAAAGCCTCAGTGTAGTCTGTACCGAAATCATCCTTTCGCAGGTCTTTGGCATCAACAAATATCTCACGGCGAGCCTCCCCGGAATCGCCGGTAATGGCGACGAATGTGCGTTCAGACCCCTCTCCCTCGCCGCCAACAAGTGCAGTGTTGGCATAGTCCGCAGCACTTTCTGTATATGTCTGCTCTGTCAGATTCTCGTATTCCTTAGAGAACACTGCTTGAGAAGCTGTGCCTGCGTACAGCGTTACCGTAAATGTCCCCTGGCTCGGTGTGAATATGGTCTTGATTCCGATACCCGAAGCATCACAGAGCTCCATAACCGCTTCCATTAGGTTGCGATACGATATCTGCGTATTGATTGGCACATCAAGAAACGGGGATGAGAATAAAATCCCCGTAATTTGCCGCGCTGAATCGGAAGGATTAATAAGGTTCTTATTTAGAAGCTGTTCCACACAAGAAGACAGGTCACCGGATAGAGACTCTGTTTCCCAGATAATGCGCCGAGCTAGGAAAGAGGTAACAAAGCGTCCGGTAGCTGTAATGATTTCCTTGTCGGTTTGGGACAGTTCCAAATGCTCAATAATCCCGGCTTCTTCATCATCACTCTTCCAAAGAATGTTACCAGCCTTTAAAAGTGCAGTGTTTTCCGGGGTAGCTATAGCTTTCAGTTCAAAGGAACCGCACTGAGAGTAGCGCCGCGTCCAACGCAGGTACTCAAAGGACTCTACAATACCGGCAAGTTCCCGGTTTGAATTAAAAATATATAGCTCCATATTCACACCCCCAGAAATTGCGGCCGATAATAAAGGCTGACTTCAAGTAGTTCCATATTGACCGAGGCATCATAACGCAGAATGTTATGCCCAGCGGCAAGTTGGAAAAAGGTTGAACCTGTATCCAAAAGCGAAAAGGCATTTGTTTCTGTTGAGCCATCCACACTAACCACACGCTTGCCAGCAAAATGGGTGTATACCCGTAGTTCATCTCCGGCACTCATTGTGGTAAGTAAGCGTATATACTCCCCGGTGTCTATATTTAAAAGCTCAGGGTTTGTGACCGTGCCAAGCGCTCGGAATACAATCTCACATCCGCAGGCCACATCACCGATATTGTTCACAGTGATGATCTGGCTTGGCTGGCGCATCCCGAATTCCATGCCTGTTTCAGGTATCTCCAGTTCAAACTCGAACATCGGTATCCATGATGCCAGCTCTTGCCGCACCTCGTCAGGTGTTTCAAAGAATGGCGACGGGCAGAGCAAGCTAACAAAGAAGTTCGGTATTCGTTGTCGGGTGGATACCGTGAAACCAGCTTCCTCTACAATGCAAGCGATCTGCCGCTCTCTGTAAAGAAGCGTACCCCGCAGCTTCGGACTGAAAATATTTAAAAAGTGCTTTCGAAGCTCATATGCTTCACCGGGTGTATCCGCAATAACCGCACCCTCTAGTGTGATGTTTCTCATATCCAATGTTGACGAAATATAAAAAGCACCGTCCTGATCCGGTGCCTTAAAGGTATTTATGGTTTGGCGGATATTGCCCGTTCCATCAATCTTTGTAAGAAAATACGGACGGCTTTGTTTAAGTGTAATACTCTCGCCGTCCGCGTTAGTGTAAATTAACTCCATGTGCCCACCTCCTCAATATGCCAGAGCTAGTTTGCGGGACAGGTTCTTAAACTCCCGTGCCAGTTCTTTCTCGGATAGGGCTTTAGGCGTAACTACGGAAATACTCTGGTTTATAACAGTACCGCTTGCTCCAAGACCCCCGGTGCTTCGGGCAATGGAACCAGCCAAATTAAGGCCCGCATCGACCTCGAAGTCAGTGGGAATAGCCTTTCTCATGTCTTCACCGACGCGAGCCATTGCCTGCTCAAAGCCAACACCTATACCAAGCCCCATATTGCTGCCCAGTTCTGCAAACAGGGAAGAGGGGCTGTGTATGCCGAAGAAGTTCTTGATCTTGGTCATTACATTCCCGAAGAAACCGGATATTTTTTCCCACAGCCATGCGGCAGCGTCATTTATGCCCTGCCATAATCCTTTAATGAGGTCAAGACCGGCTTTTGCCATCTTGGGGATATTGTTAATGATAGCCTTGACTATGGCCGCAATGATTTGCGGGATTGCTTTTACAACCTCCACAATGATTGTTGGCAGATTAGCTACCAAAGCCACCAAAAGCTGGACTCCTGCAAGAATGATCTTGTCAATGTTTCCAAGAATAGCACTCACCAGTGAAGTTATGATTTTAGGTATAGCAGCCACAATAGTAGTAATAATCATCGGCAGATTCTGGATTAGTGCAACTAACAACCGAATACCTGCATCAACGATCAAAGGAATTGCCTCAAACACAGCGGCAAGAATACTGTCAATAATCTCAGGTATTGCCTCCACGATTGCATCAATAATTTCCGGTAAAGCGTCCACAAGTGATGTTAAAAGCTCGATACCCGCCTGTACAATCTGCGGCAGGGCATCCAGTACTGCTCCAACGATTCCGTCGATAATCTGCGGCACCGCCTCCAGTATCTGTGTAATGATGGAGGGAAGCTCCTGCACAAGCGATACGAAAAGAGCTACACCTGCTTGCACAATTTGTGGTATGTTCTCGGTTATCATCGTAACCAACGCCTGCACAATCTCCGGTATGACTGCCACGATTTGTGGAATGGCGCCTGTTACAAATCCAATAAGCGCATCAATTACTGCTGGAAGCGCCTCAATCAACACCGGTATAGCCTCAACAATGCCCTGTGCCAAACCAAGCATTAGCTGGAGCGCCGCATCAAGAAGCAATGGTAGGCTTTCTATGAGAGCCGTTACAATCTGAGTTACTGCAGAAACGGCGGCTGGGATGAGCTCAGGCAGCGCATTAGCAATGCCAGTAACAAGAGTTGCTATCATTTGGACTGCGGCTTCCACTATTGCAGGAAGATTGGCTATAATTCCGTCGACCAGCGCCAGTACAAGCTGTAAAGCACCCTCCGTGATTCCTGGAAGTGCACTTACCAATGCCTGAAGGAGTGTGTTTATAATTTGGCTGGCCGCGTCTACGATGACGGGCAGGTTATCAATTATTGCCGAGCCTATGGAAGTTACGATGCTCAAAGCCAATTCAATAATATCGGGCAGCTGTTCCAGAAGCATATTCACAATGCCGCCCACGGTATTGCCGATAACTTCACTGATCTTCGTCCAATCGCCGTTTGCTTCGTTTAGTCCCCGGGTAAACTCACCCAACAGGCTCACACCATCGTCTGCCAGAACCTGAAGCTGCGGAAGAAGCACCATGCCAAGGGCATTCTTGGCCGCTTCACCTCCGGACTTTAGCCGCTGCATAGAATCATCAAACTTACCGAGGGCCTCCAGAGATTCCTGACTCATGACAGCACCCATCGCTTTGGCTTCCTCTGTAAGCTGATTTATGCCTTCCGAGCCTTGTTCAATGAGAGGATTTAGCTCTTGGGCGCTCTTGCCGAAAAGCTGCATGGCAAGAGCATCTCTCTCGGTTTCGTTCGCTACGTTACCTAATGCATCAATAGTCTCCCAGTACACAGTTTCCGAATCCCTGAGGTTACCATTGGCATCGGTTATAGAAATGCCCAGTGCTTTGTACGCCTGTGAAGCTGCACCAGTACCCTCGCGCGCCGAGTTCATGGAACGTATATTTCTCGCCATACTGCCGGTTAAGGTTTCCATTGAGGTATCTACCAGTTCGGCGGCATATTTATATGCTTGTAGCGATTCAGTACTCATGCCGGTAACAGTTGACATGGTGAGAATATCGTCTGCATACTGTGAAGCACCGACAGTCATATCGGTGAGAGCTTTGGCCGCTCCGACCGCAGCTGTTCCAATAGCTGCAAACGCGGCACCCATGGCCACACCTATCCCTTTTAATGCCGAGCCGAGTTTTTCAAGTTTGTTTGAGGACTCCTCGACATCATCAACGGATTCTTCGACTACATTGCCGAATTCATCAACCTTTTGCCCGGCATCGTTATACCCACGATTCACATCACGAAGAGATTTTTCGTTTTCAGCCAGCTCACCCTCCATGCCGTTGAGCTCAGCCTGTGCTTTATTGAGTTGTATCTGCCAGTTTTGCGTGCGTCTATCATTTTCACCGAAGGAGGAGGCGGCGTTGTCCAATGCAGCCTTTAGTGTAGCGATTTTCTCCCGCTGTGCATCGATTTCTTTATTCAAAACCGCATTTCGGGCGGTAATCGCCTGTACAGATTTGTCATTCTTATCAAATTGACTGGATACGAGGGTCATCTCGCTGCCCAATACTTTAAAGGACTGATTGATTTCCCGCAGGGCATCTTTAAATTGCTTTTCTCCCTCCAGACCAATTTTCAGGCCAAAGTTATCCGCCATACCGTTTCACCTCCTACAAACCCGTCGGGATAATATCATCGATCGTTATCGTTTTCTTTGGCTTCTCGATGCCGTGCCACTGCTTATGGCAGGCCCATAGGTCAAGAAACAGACCAATGGGCATAAGCCAGAATTCATCTGCGCTCATGCCCATCTGAACTGTGCCGTAATAGTAAAGTCGGGTAAAGACCTCATCGTCTGTTACCCGACTTCCGCGTTTTTTGATGCTTCCTCCTCGCTTTCAATATTACGCTTTGTACCCCTAAACATCGCCTCAGTAATTGCACTCTTATATGCCGCAAGCTCGAGCGGTGAAGTCAGAAGCTCCACATCCTCTTCTTTGAGAATTTCTTTAGGGTTATCCTTGTTCTTTAAGTTGTGAACGAGGATAGACTGGTTTGCCAGCAGCGTTATAAGCCACACGATCTCATCCAGAGCCATTTCGAAGTTTTCAGATTTCATCAATTTATCGCCCAGATTCTCTAAGCCCCCATATCGGCGAGCGATCTCCTTTGTAGCTCGAGTCGTAAGTATTAGCTCAAACTCCGTGCCACCGATGTTGATAACAGCGCTTCTTTCATTATCCATTTTTTATTCCTCCTACGGCTCCGGTGTGTAGACCGGTTCATATACCTGTGTGAACCAACCTGAAATAGTTGAGGAAGATACACCGGGATCACCTTCGGTGACCTCTGCTTTCCACGGATGCTTTCCCATACCGTCCAGTTTATTCCGGCGCATGACCGTTCCCTCAATGGTAGGTGTAGAGAATGTTATAGAATCAGCCTTTGTCTGCAGGTTGGTAGCTGGGAGTCCAAATACAACGCGATATAGCCAAAAATACCTGTATGTGCCATTGGCCTTTTGCGCACGGAAGCCCACCGCAACAGGTGTCCCGATGTTCTCGCTGGCTGATATAAGGACACCGTTATCGTCTGTGGTTGCTCCAGTCAGATCTGCTGCAACAGTGGGGCCTATGTCATCGATGCCAAGGGTAAGTGTACCGCTGTTGAACTCCTTCACTACCTCAGCAGCTCCGTCGTCCGCATATAATATTGCCTCTACCAACTCCACCGAAAGTTCGGCAGTAATAGCTTTGGCGAGTACAATAGGTGTTCCGTAAGTTTCTTCGCCGTTGGCATCTTCGGTTATCTTTGAATAATACAGTCTGTCAAGACCGATGGTTGCCATATTTTATTCCTCCAATCGTAATGGTGATAGCCGGTATCGTCGTCGTGCCCTATATACCGGCGCTCTGTTACTATGAAATCTGCGTTCAGCAAGGCAGCAATGATTTGCTTTTTACGCAGCTGATAATTAGTCTTTGAAAACAGTGATATCCGCGCTTCCTGTACTTCAAAGCCAGGACGATTATCTGCATGGACTTCGAAAATGTCCGAAAGCGGTAGAATGACTACATATTCATCCGGTGCCATGCCTGAAAAAACACCTGTCTCCACAGGAAGTGGAATAGCAGAAATAAGGGTATTTAATTCTGATAAAATGCTCATAACTTGCTGATTTCCTCCTCCAGCTTGGCGATCATGGCTTCAGTGCATGGTTTCTGGGATGCTGTCCGGGCAGGTCTGAGAAAAGGTCTGGCAGGCTGGCCGTGCTTGCCGTACTCAATGATGTTGGCAATCTTGGCATTGCTCTCTCCATCTGATCGTGGCTCAGCAAAGCCAACCTTAACATTGAAGTTGCCATCCCCGTCCTGCTTGGCTTTCGAAAGTCCCAAAGATGATAGCATCTCACCTGTTGCCCTCGACGGGTATTTAGTTCCCTCGCCAATGGATGTGCGAAAATTACTTTTAACCTTTTCCAACACAACTTTGCCACCCACCTCGAGCACACGCGGTGCGATAACGTCGATCTGATCACCAAGTCTGGATATACGCAGGAGGAATTCATCAGGCATCTTTATACTAACTTTTGCCATATATCTCACCTCACTGACGGCTCTAGCCGTTCGGCCAGAACCTCAATATACATACCACGACCTCGAACGTCCTCTGCACTGAGTATCCGGTACCGACCGTCAGCGCAGGTGATAATCATTCCGGCTGTAATCTCCA